CCGTAATACCAGATGACGCACTGATTGGTCCTTGAACTAATACAGAGCCAGTAAATTGATGAGTATCTTCTGGTGAGTCACCAAATTTAGTTGACCCAGATTCATAGATAATTGATGAGGATACTAATAACTTTTCTGCACTAATAATTCCTTCGACAGTTAAGTTATCGGTAATATTAACACTACCCGTTACTGTTATACCACTTTGTGATACTATAAGTGAACCAGTGATTACAGCGGAACCACTGAACGGAAATCCACCACTACCAGCATTTATTGCATATGACGATGTTAATGCATATGATGAAGATACAGCATTAGCAGCTGATTGAACATATGACGCCGTATATGCGAGTAACGCAACATCAGCAAATCGATTATACGATCCGCTGAAGAATGTAACAGTTACCGGTTGAGTAGTGTTAACATTATACGAAGAATCTTGAATAACTTTTACAGTTAGATTCGGTACATCTACCAGTAAGTTTTCATCATCAGCTTCTCGTAGAATGACCCGAATATTTGGTACGCCAGAAACGGTCATTTATTATCTCGTTGCTGCAGGACGTACTACGAAATAGCCCTCCAAAATACGACGAGTGATGGAACCACTGGTCATCTTAATATCGTATACGTACTTACGTTGGGTAAACGTGCTTGTTTGTGTAGGCGTTAATTCGATAGTGATTCCACCGGACACAAATGGAGCTACTTTTGTTATATTGATACTTGCGGCAATTTCATCGGTGTTGAAGTTTTCACGAACTTGTCCTTGAAACGTATAGTCGGTTATATCTAAATAACTCCCACTATCTGCGTTTTCTAAAGTGGCTAAAATCTTGAAGGTTTCCCCTTGACCGATATTAAATTCAGTGATGTCTGCCATAATCTTCCTCGAAAAAATACACCTTTCTATAAGTATCATAAATTATTGGTATATAACAAAAAACCCCACGTTTGACCGTGAGGTTTTTGTATATTTTCACTACCGAATCAGTAGTTGAGGATGCAATAGTCTGGTTGGATTGTTAAGGAGATACTTGCGGGATCATCCTTTTCCCAACTCATTTCACCGAATTCAACTTTGGTGATTTGTGCGCCCTTAAGAATCCATTCTTCAACCTTGTCACCTACTGGACCAAGAACGTTGATGATGATATCCTTCTTATAGAATTCTGCGTATCCATCACGACCGGTAACTGATTCGTGGTGAAGACGAACCCATTCCATCACTGCTTGTGCGCCTGAAGGTACGATTGGGTCGTAAAGTTCGAGATTCATTTCATCCCATACAGTCTTACCCTTGACATAACGTTGAAGGTTAATGTGGTCAAGCTTCTTCTTTTCTTGGGTAATCTTTGGGCGGTCTGCCTTCTTGATAAGATATGATGGGACACCATCTAACAACATAATGAACCGATTTTGTGTCTTTGGTTCAAATGCTGTGAAAAATAGTTCTTGTTCATTGACCAAATTTGCCATGTGGCTCTCCAGATATAGATTGGTACTTTAAATAAATAGTGGTTATTGAAAAAACTGATTAGATGGTATCGAAGGTTGCACCAGTTGGGAGAATGTTGAAATCCAACTGGATGAATTCTGCGGTACGAGTTGGTTGGAGATAGATCGCCCCAGCCAAAATGTTACGGTCAATGAGGTCTGGTGTGTTGTTGGTTTCATCCATTACCACACGGAATGCGGTCAAACCAGAACGTTGTTGAATACCTGCAAGGTATGGATTGACAATGTTCAAGAAGCGTGTACGAGTTGCTTCGGTATTTTGTTCGAAGACCAAGTAACGTGCTGAACTTGCGATATACTTCTTAACAGTGATAAGAAGACGACGAACGTTTACACGGTCAAGAGCTGATGCTCTACGTTGTAATGTCTTTTGTCCCCATACACAGATACCTTGTCCTGGGAATTGTGCGATTGGGTTGACTCTTGATTCGTACAATTCGTCACGTTGTGCTTGATTTAATCTGGTCTTAACACCGATTGCACCTGGGATACCACCACGATTCAAGCCTGCTGGTGCGAACCATTCTGCACCAACATTATCACTGTATTGATATACTTCTGGAAGTACTACTGATGGTGGTGCCCAGATGAACTTGCCTGAGATATCGTCAAGAACACGAACCCACGGATAGTAACCAGCTGCATAGTTTGTATCAAGTGATTCTGCTTGTGCGGTTACTGAAGTAATAGTTGCATCTAATTCGTCAAGGTCTACGATGTGGAAGCAATCACCACGTTGTTCACAGAGGTCCATTGCTGTGGTGGATACATTACTGTGTAACTTGTAAATAACACCTGGTACTACAAGAAGATTCATATCAACACTGTCTGGATTACTGAGTGCATTTAATGCTCTCTTGTATTCAACTGACCCAGATGATGCTGCGGTAGATAAGTCAAATCCTTGACTATTGTTTGCTGTGATTGCACCACCTAATGTGATGTTACGGTTTGGCTTGAAACCATCAAACCCACCTTGGAATGGTACAGAGAATCTACGATAGGTAGTGTTTGCTCTGTCTGTTAATAGGATTGGTGAACCAACAACTTCAGTAGCTGCTAAGTTTTCAATATTAAATTCAGAACCAACGGTGTTACTTCCAACAATTGGTCCAAGATATGAAAGACTATCTGTATTTGCGAAATCAAATCCATAGTAGTTTGTGTTTGGACCAGTTGCATCTGAATTGTATCCAGCTACACTTGCACTTACCCAACGACTGGTGACATATGAACCAGTGGTGAATTCACCTGCTAAGCCTGGGACAGTTGCTTGTAATGCTGCGAATCCATATGGTACTGCATTTTCTGGGATGACATCTGCACTCACTTCAATTCGGATATACTTTGAAAGATTTGGATAGTCACCTTCATATGTGGTTTCGCCAGTAGTTGCATTGTATGTTGGAACACTGTTACCGATTACTCGTGCGATATAATTTGCACTAGTTGGGTTAAAAGTTAAGTTGTTCCAAGATTCAAGAACATTTGGTGAAACGTCTGTATCGTTGAAGTCACGAACCAAAAGTGAGAATGAACCATAGTCACTGTCTGGGTCGAGACTTGGTGAAATACCAGTAATAGAAATCTTAATTTCCTTATTTGCACTAGTACCGTCACTTAATGTATGTGCCTTAAAGAGATTATACTTAGTACCACCGATGGTTTGTGAACGAACCCAAGGAGTGGTTGCATTATCATATTGAGTAGCGAGACTTAAACTTGAAGTTTGTGCAAGTAAGGTAACTTGTGTTCCAGCTTGTGCGATTGCATTTGGGAACACAGTGTACACATATGCTGGATATGATTGTGCGCCTTGTGCACTAGTACCAAAGTACTTACTAATGAATGATGCGTTAGTTTCAACTGGACTTAATCCACTTGCCGAAGTTGCGGTAGACCCAGTGATACTAAGTGAGAAACTTGAAGTAGTTCCACCAAGTAGTACATTTGTAAGGGTACTTCCCGATACCGTTGGATGAAGAACTGCGAGAATCTTTTTACCAGTGGAACCCGTTGCATATACCGTTGCCGCGGTGGTATTGTATCCAGCTAATCCAAGAACACGAACGATAGTTGCACTACCTGCTTCTTGCAAGTAGTTCTTAACGGTATATCCCATATAAGACGTACCATCGGGTTCACCGAAGGCCGTTACGAATCCGTCAATTCCTTGAACTGACGTTGGGATAAATGCTGGTCCTTTGGTGGTTGGACCAACAAACGCTGCGCCTATTTCAGCAACGCCTTGTGCGAGGAATGATTGGTCGCGTTCTTGTGTAAAGACACCAGGCGACACGATTCTTTCTGCCATACGGTATTCTCCAAACTAAATTTGTTTATTTCTCTGGTGTGAATTCGCCTGTCTCAAAATTAATTTGACCGGCGCCATACTTTTCAGACAACCCTTTGATTAATTCCTGTTCTTCTTGAAGTAACCCTTTAAATAGTTTGGTTTGTTCACCAAGCTTTTCATTTAGTTCTGCGATATCTGATTGGAGTAATTGAATTTGGAGTGTCAATTGCCCGGAGTCAGAGACTACCGATGCGAGTTTGTTACGCAAAACACTAATTTGTTCTAATTCTTCCTTGGTAATTTCAGCCATAATAACCTCTTTTTGAGTATAAGACAACTCGTATTATAAATATCTGTTTTTTTACCTAAACATCAATTATTCACTTTCTATTTCAGTGAAAGTAACCACTTTTTTGACTCCATAACGCTTCTTTGTGACCAATCCTCTGTTACCACCAGCATCTAATTGAGATTCTGGTAAGAGGTATGCATATACAGTCATATCGAATTGTGTTCGTACCACACGGTCAGATGTATTTGGTAATTCGGTGAGTGGTTCAAATCCTTTAATAATAGTACGGAATCTATAATTGTTTTGTTCACCCCAAAATTCGTCACTTTCAAATGAGATATTTTCCACAACAGAATTCATTTGTTCCATATATTCTGTCC